GACAGGCTGCAATCGCTCAGAATATCCAGTTATTCCAGTGATTTTTACACCGACTATACGCCAGAGTATAGCCGCTAACCCAATACCTTAATAATTATGGGTAGAAAGGATTTTTATGCCAGCAAAAACAAATCTTATTATGACTAATGATATCCAGGTCACAGCACGTGAGATTGACTTTGTAACCAGATTCGAGAGAAACTGGCAGCACTTACGTGATATTCTGGGTATCATGAGACCTATCAAAAAGCAGCCGGGTGCTGTACTCAAGTCCAAATACGCAGAGGGTACTTTACAGAGCGGAAAAGTTGGTGAGGGCGAGGAAATCCCTTACAGCAAATTCGTTGTAAAAGAAAAACCCTATGCGGAAATGACTATCGAGAAGTACGCAAAGGCTGTATCTATCGAAGCGATTAAGGATCACGGTTACGAGAACGCTGTTCAGATGACCGATGATGAATTCCTTTTCCAGCTTCAGACTGATGTTACCGGAAGATTCTATGACTATCTGAAAACCGGTACACTTACTTCCACAGAAACTACATTCCAGATGGCTCTGGCAATGGCTAAGGGTCGAGTAGAAAACAAATTCAAGCAGATGCACAGAAATGTGACTGGTGTTGTTGGATTTGTGAATATTCTGGACGTATATGAATATCTCGGAGCAGCTGAGATTACTATTCAGAACCAGTTCGGATTCCAGTATATGAAGGATTTTATGGGATTCAACACAATCTTTTTACTGTCTGACAGCGAAATCCCGAGAGGACAGGTTATTGCTACTCCTGTTGAGAACATTGTCCTGTACTATGTAGACCCGAACGAATCTGACTTCGCAAGAGCAGGACTTGTATACACCGTATCTGGTGAGACAAACCTGATCGGATTCCACACTCAGGGCAACTATCACACAGCAGTGTCCGAAGCGTTCGCAGTTATGGGACTTACTCTTTTTGCGGAGTACATTGACGCAATCGCAGTAATCACCATTGATGAGACACCAACACTTGGTACTCTGACAGTAACATCTGCGGCAGGAACAGTAACTGGTGATACAAAAATCACTGTAAATCCGGCTAAGGAAAACTCCAACAACGTATACAAATACAAAGTTGCAACAGACGCAGTAACTGTTGGATATGGACAGAACCTCAGGAACTGGACTTCTTGGGACGGAAAAGCTGACATCAAGGCGGCAACCGGACAGAAGATCACAGTAGTTGAGTGCGATGGAACATACAAGGCACTGAATGCCGGAAGTGCGAGCGTAACAGCAAAATCATAAACACAGGAGGTAACTGGCATGGCTTATGCAGATTATAAATTCTATACAGAATCATTCGGCAATGTCGTGCCAGAATCCGACTTTCCACGGCTGGCAGAAAGAGCCAGTGATTTTGTGGACACAATGACATTTGACAGGTTGGTGGATGGACTGCCAGAAAATGAACGCTCACAGAAGCGCATCAAAAAGGCGGTCTGTTCATTGGCTGAATTAATGTATCAGATTGAGCTTGCTGAAAAGAATGCTATCAATCAGGCATCGGCAAATGTAACCGACATAAATGTCGGGAACATCTCAACAGGCATTGTAACATCTGTATCTTCTGGCAGTGAATCCATCTCTTACGCAACACCTCAACAGATTGGGGCGAGTGCAAAAGAATGGAGCGCGGTATATGCCGCCGCCGGAGATGCGCAGAAAACGAACGACTTACTCTTAAAGACGGCTTTGCCGCTTCTGATGGGAGTAAGGACGGATGATGGCATACCGATATTGTATGCGGGAGTGTGAGTATGAAATATGTACGAATAAAACCGACTATAATTGAAGCTATTCAGTGTTTTGCCACTCCTAAAGGTATAGCTCAAATTGAAAAATTTGTTGGCAATTCGGTAAAAATTAATAACAAATTTAACCCACCTAACATTGAGATTTCCGCATATCCTGCTCCATTTAGAGATGGCGAAATGGCTGATTCGGTACTCGTAGAGCCTGGGGATTACGTCTTGTGTGATGAAGAAGGATATTTCGATACAATGACAAAGGATGAGTTTGAAGAAGAATTTAAGGAGGTATCTGAATAATGGACATTTCAACATTAGGCTCATGTATCGCAATCGTTATGATTTGCTACATCGTAGGAATGGGCTGTAAAGCATCAAAAAGAATCTCTGATGAATGGATTCCAGTAATCATGGCGGTTATTGGCGGAATTCTCGGAGCTGTCGGAATGGGAGTTATCCCGGATTTCCCGGCATCGGACTATATCACGGCGGTTGCAGTCGGTATGTTTAACGGATTGTCGGCTACTGGTGTGAATCAGGTTATTAAGCAGACAGTGCAGAAAGAATAATTAAGGAGAGGGTATCATGTATAGCAAAACTGTGACGATTTTTGATTATTATGAATCAGCCACGACAGGAGATGCATACTGGTATCCTCATGTTTTATCCGGTGTTGACCTCATTACGGACAAGGGGGCAATTCTTAAAAAGTACGGACCAGACGCAACTGACAACGCACAGTTACACATTCGTTATACTGTTCAGAATGGCGATATAACCATTACTGACAAGAATGGTAAGGTTCTCCCATGGGTGCCAGTTAAAGAGTGGAAAAGGCAGATTAACAACGCTCTGGAAGACACTATTACATTCTCAGATGAATCATTCTTCTGGGAGGGTGAGTGGACTGGTGGAACGGTATCTGATGGTGATTATCGGAATGGATTCTACCAGTACATGAATGAGAACAAGGACAACGTGTTTAAGATTACCAGTGTAGGCGGTCCGTATACGCTGATTCCACATTTTGAGATTCTGGGTAAGTAATATGAGTAAGATTCATCATTTCAAAGGATTCTCCATAGTCGATGGAGATATGAAAATCAAGCTGAATATGGACAGGTTTTCCAGACAGTATCAAGAAGCCCAGTATCTCCTTGACGGAATGGTTATGGACAGCATGGTTCCATTTATGCCAATGATTACCGGAAATTTTATCAATCGGACAAGAGTTGAGAGTACATCTTTGCAAGGAACTGGGAAAGTATGCGCGGCGGCGGCTCCTTATGGGCGTTTTCTGTACGAGGGGAAAGGAATGGTTGATGAAGCAACTGGAAGTCCCTACGCAAGACGTGGAGCAAAGAAAGCTCTTGTTAGTCAGTTTTCTGGTCAGACAGCCGCAAAGGAAAATCTTGAATACACCAAACAAATTCACCCACAGGCACAAGCAAAGTGGTTCGATGCCGCTAAACGACAATACGGCGACACATGGATTCGTAAAGTAAAAGCACAGGCAGGAGGTGGCAGACATGGCGGATAAACCTATCGGAAAAGATGCAACTGGATATGAGATTCTGACAGATGCCATGAAAGCACTTCTAAACCAGTATCCAGGGTTATACGAAAATGAAACAATCAAGTTTGAAGAACTCGGCAAAGAATCAGGAATTGCGTTCTCGGCAGACAACGGGGCGTTGATCTATTCAGAGAAAGAAGACGTTTGCGGAACGATGCATCAGGTATGTCAGTACCCATTTTACGTGGTATATCGTACAGCATCTGACAAAGAAAGGCAGAAACTATCTGTTCAGAAGTTCCTTGACAATCTCGGTAAATGGATATGCCGGGAACCAGTTATTATAAATGGCTCTGAGACGCGTTTAAATGTGTTTCCAGAGCTTTCACAGGGGCGAGTGATAAAACGTATCACACGTGACAACTCCTATGGTTTAGAACCGCAGGAGAGCGGCGTACAGGACTGGTTGTTACCATTGTCGGTGCGCTACGAAAATACTTACGAAGCAATATAACAAGTAACAACCGGCTATCAATTGGAGATAGTCGCTAACCTACACAGCCTTTTAAAGTTATAGGCAGAAAGGACATTTCTATGCCAGTTACAGGAAAAATTGACCGTAAATATATGGCTCATTATATCGATGCAGGTTCTCTCTGTGGAGGACTGACACCGAAGTATGAACGTCTTGGAAAAGATCTGGAAGAGTACAATGTTGAACTCAATCCAGACACCGAAACCTCTAAAAACATTCTTGGAGAATCCACATTCAAACATAACGGCTACGAAGTTTCTTCTGACGCTGATCCATTCTATGCAGACACTACTTCTGATCTGTTTACAGCATTACAGAAGATTGTAGATGGACGTCTCAAAGACGATAACCTCAAAACAAAAGCAGTTGAGGTTCACCTTTGGACAGAAGCCACAGCAGGCAAGTATGAAGCATATCAGCAGGACTGCTACGTTGTGCCGACCTCCTACGGCGGTGATACATCTGGCTATCAGATTCCGTTTACCGTCAATTATACCGGCGAACGAGTAAAAGGAAAATTTGATATCAGTTCCGGCACATTTACAGCTGACAGCGAATAATTTTTAGGAGGATATAGAAAATGGCAAAAACAATTAATACAAACATTGATGATGGATTTCTTCTTTTCACATTCACAAACAAACAGGGTGAAGTGTTCTCTTCATTTAAGCTGAACCCTACCGACATTAACGTTGCAGCAAGAGCGGAAGAATTGGAAACTTTCTTTGAGCAGGCTCAGGAATCTGTTAAAAATGTTTCTTCCAGCAAAGAGATGGCTGAGATTAATAAGCAGATTGAGGACAAAATCAATTATATGCTCGGATATGAAGCATCTAAGGATTTATTTAAAGAACCAATTACCGCAACAACTGTTTTTGGAAATGGTCAGGTATTCGCTTATATCGTCCTTGACAAAATCAATGAAGCACTTACTCCAGAGATTGAAAAGAGAAAGAAAAAAATGCAGGAAGTGGTCAATAAGTACACGGAGAAGTATACAAAATGACCGCCTATGAGTTGCCCACCTCACTAAATATCAGTGGGGTGGATTTTTCTATCAGAACGGATTTTCGAGTAATTATTGACATTCTGGTCGCCATGAATGACCCAGAATTGGACGAACAGGCGAAAGCTGTTGTTATGTTACAGATTTTGTTTGAGGACTGGCAAAGCATACCCCTGGAACATCTTACAGAAGCTTGTCAGAAAGCTTGCGAGTTTATTGATTGTGGTCAATTCGATGATATCCCGAACAAGCCCAAACCCCGTTTGATGGACTGGGAACAGGATGGAGATATGATCGTTCCGGCTGTGAACAAGGTTGCTGGTAAAGAAATCAGATCAGTACCTTATATGCACTGGTGGACGTTTTTTGGATACTTTATGGAATCTGGCGAGTGCCTGTTCAACACCGTAGTTGGAATCCGGTCAAAAAAAGCAAAGGGCGAAAAGTTCGATAAATGGGAAAAGAAATTCTATCAAGAGAATAAAAACATAATTGACATAAAAACACGTCTCAGCGACGAGGAGCAAGCTTATAAAGATAAGCTGAATGAGATGTTGAACCTCAAATAGTTAGGAGGTGGACACATGGCTGCTGATGGCTCAGTCATTATTGATACCAGAATGGACACATCAGGCGTGCAAAACGGCGTATCAGCAATCAGGCAGTCTTTTAACGGACTTGGCAGCGTAGTAAAAAAAATAGGCGTACTGATTGGCGGAGCATTTGCAATTGGGAAACTGGCCCAGTTTGGGAAAGAGTGCGTAGAACTTGGTTCTAATCTGACAGAAGTCCAGAACGTGGTTGATGTTACATTTACAACCATGTCTGATAAGGTCAATGAATTTGCAAAGAATGCCATGACCTCTGCCGGACTGTCAGAGACAATGGCAAAAAGGTATGTTGGAACGTTCGGAGCAATGTCTAAGTCGTTCGGATTCTCCGAAGCACAGGCTTACGACATGTCAACGGCTCTAACGCAGCTGACTGGTGATGTAGCATCATTCTATAACATCAGTCAGGACGAGGCGTATACGAAACTAAAGTCTGTATTTACGGGCGAGACGGAAACATTGAAAGATTTAGGCGTTGTCCTTACGCAAAATGCACTTGACCAGTACGCACTGGCTAATGGCTACGGAAAAACCACATCTGAAATGACTGAACAGGAGAAAGTTGCCCTCCGTTTGGCTTTTGTGCAGAAACAGTTATCGGCTGCATCTGGAGACTTCATTCGTACTTCAGACAGCTGGGCGAATCAGGTGCGAGTGATGAAGTTGCAGCTGCAATCTCTCAAGGCAACAGTTGGACAGGGATTAATTAACCTCTTTACTCCTGTTCTGAAAGTTATCAATATCTTACTCGGTAAGTTAGCAACTCTGGCAAATGCCTTCAAGTCATTTACGGAGTTAATCACCGGAAAGAAATCATCTGGCCAAACAGGTGCGAGTGGTGCAGGTCTTGCCGGGACAGATGCAATAGCTGATACGGCAGACCAATATGGAGATGCTGCCAACAATGCCGAAAAGCTGGCAGATGCGACAAATGATACAGCAGATGCAACTAAGAAAGCTACTAAGGCGGCAAAAGGATATCTTAGTCCTCTTGACGAAATAAATAATTACTCAACGGATAAAAGCACAGATTCATCGTCAAAAGTACCGGGCGCAACCGGCGGACTTGCAGATCAGATGAAAGATGCTGTACAAAATGTTGATTATGGAAAATTGGCAGAGGGTGAGACAGTTCTTGATAAAATGTCAAAACCGCTAAAAAAGATAATCGACAGATTTAAACAGTTGGCTAAGTTAATCGCAAAAGGATTCTGGGATGGATTAGGAGATTACGAACCAATTCTTGACGGAATAAAAAAGGATCTCGATTCCATATGGAAATCTTTAAAGGATATCTTCACTGATTCAGAAGTTGCTAAAGCAGCAAATAATTTTTTCGATTCATTCGCATATGCAATTGGACAAGTTGCCGGCTCATTTGCCAGAATCGGATTAACAATTGCGCAAAACATTATAGGCGGAATCGAAAAGTTTTTAAAGCAGAACACGCAAAGAATAAAGAACTATCTGATAGATATGTTCAATATCGGCTCTGAAATTGCACAAATAGGCGGAAACCTTGCAGTTGCTTTTGCTGATGTTTTCTCAGTTTTCGGCGAAGAAACTGCGCAGCAGATTACTGCTAATTTAATCGGAATCTTTACTGAAATTGGAATGGTTCTTACGGAAACAGCCGCAAAACTTGGCAGAGACATCCTTAACATGATTGCGCAGCCTTTTATCGACAACAAAGACATTTTGAAGTCAGCAATTGAGGGCAGCCTCGGAGCAATAGAAACCGTAACAAGCGGGGTCTTAACAGTTGTTCAAAACCTTAGTGACGCAATATCGAGGTTATACGATGAACATGTAAAACCGTTCTTTGATTCTATAGCAGATGGACTATCAAGCATATTTGAAACTCTGATAACCGGATATAACACATACATTCTTCCGGTGCTACAAGGACTGGCGGAACAAATCAAAGGGCTGTTAGAGGGACCATTAGGGGACGCGATTTTAAAGATAGAAACATTCCTCGGAAAACTCATTGATTCTCTGAAGCTTCTGTGGGAGTCAGTGTTAGTGCCTTTAATTAACTGGATAATCGCGAATTTACTTCCAGTTGTGGCAGAAATAATTGACGTTGTAGGCACTGTGGCAATCAAAGTCATAAAATCATTAATTAAAATTATTGGTGACGTAGCAGACACACTGAGCGGAATCATTGATTTTCTTGTCGGCGTTTTCACAGGAGACTGGGAACTGGCTTGGCAGGGAATAAAAGAGATTGCGGATGGAGCATGGAATTTTATCAAAGATGTTGTGTCGGGTGCGTGGGAGATAATTAAAACCGTAACAAAAGGCGCGTCAAACATAATAAAGAGCATCATCAGCACTGCTTGGAATGCGATTAAAGCATTAACTTCAACAATCTGGAACGCAATCAAAAAGACACTTTCTGGCCTTTGGAACTCTCTTAAATCCACAGCCAGCACAGTATTTAATGCAATTAAAACAAAAGTTGCGAGCGTGTGGGATAGCGTAAAGAATAAAACATCTCAAGTATGGGAAAACGTAACTACATTTGTTTCTAATAAAGTAGAAGCGATAAAAAATGCTATCACTAATAAGTTTAACGCCGCCAGAGATGCAGTCAAATCTGCATTTGAAGGTATCGTGAATTTCATCAAAGCTCCGATTAATCAGGCAATCAGCATTGTTAATGATGCAATTGGGAAGATCAATAATGCAATTGGCGGAATTGAATCTGCATTTTCTTTCGGGCCTTGGACTATTCAGACGCCGTGGGGGTCAAAGACTATTGGATTTCGTGCAACATTTCCACGTGTCGAAACTCTCCCGTATCTGGCCAGTGGTGCAGTTATTCCACCAAGGTCAGAATTCCTTGCGGTATTAGGCGACCAGAAGAAAGGCAATAACCTGGAAGCGCCGGAAAGTCTGTTACGTCAGATCGTCCGGGAAGAATCAGGAAAGGGACAGGGAGACGGAAATACCTACAATGTTACAGTTAATGCATCTGGCAGAAAACTGTTAGATATTATTATCAGTGAAGCTGAAATGAGAAGAAACCGGAATGGGAAGAACCCATTTGAGTTAGCGTAAGGAGAAGAATATGCCGCAGGAACAATTTAAAATAGACAACGTTGTTATAAGAGCACCGGATAGTTACAAACCGGTGTTCGCAACCACTTCTACGGAAGACTCTAAAAGAAGTCAGGATTTGATTATGCACAATACACCAATGGGAACAATTGGCGGGTATGACATGCAATGGGGCGAGCTTACATGGGCTGAAATAGCAACCATACTAAATACTGTACTTAACAAAAGTCAATTCACATTCCACCATAAAGACCCAACTGTTCCGGGAAGATGGATAGACAGAACATTCTACGCATCAAATTTCAACATGGCTGCGCAAACTCTGAAAGATGGGGAAGAAAAGTGGACAGATTTGTCTATCAATGTAAGGAGGATTGAGCCGATTTGATAAATGTATCTACTCAGTTAAAGAAAGAATCACTTACAAACAGAAATTATTACGTGACAGCAAATGTTACATTGTCAAATGGCACAACTCTTAAGCTAGGCAAAAAAGACTTTTATCTGTCTGGAAATAATCTCGTAGATTCAGCAGACTCCGGGGACTTTCCGGTGGGTGTGGCAATCGCAAAAACGGCAAGCTTATCATTAGTAAACGATGATGGGCGTTTTGACGGATATAATTTTAACGCTGCAAGGTTTGTTATCTTTCTCAATGTGCAGTTATCCGACAGGATAGAAACCATAAAGAGAGGTACTTACATTGTATCGAAAAAGCCCGCAACAGCAAGCGAAATAAGTCTTTCTCTCTTAGATAAAATGCATAACGCTGATAAGGCATATGATTCTAATCTGTCTTTTCCTTGTACGGTCAAGGAACTGCTCTCGGAATGCTGTCAGCAATGTGGAATCACTCTTGGAGATGCAGTGTTTCCAAATGCGGATTTTCAGATTCAGAAAGTGCCATCTAATGCGACATACCGTACAATAATCGGAATGTGTGCCGGGATAGCCGGTGGAAATGCAAGAATCGACGAAAATGACTTACTCAGGATTATTACGTTTGATAAGACATTTACCAATACGACTATTTACGATGGTGGAACAGTAAAGAACTGGACAAATGGTGATGATCTGGATGGCGGTACGCTTAATCCATGGACAACAGGGACCGTGATTGATGGTGGTACGTTAAGCAATAACGACTATCACGCGTTATTTTCAATTCAGAATCTACAATATGACGTAGACGATGTTATTGTAACAGGCGTCAAATACGTAGAAGATGAGGCCGAATATATGTCGGGTCAGGACGGCTATGTAATCACTATTGATAATCAGCTATTGTCAGGAAATGCACAGGCAGGAGTCGAAGCTATTGGAAATCAATTAATCGGTTTGCGAATGCGTCCTTTCTCATGCGACGGAATTGCCAACGGATACGCCACTTTCGGCGATCCAGTCGAATTTATTGACACGAAGAATCGTGTTTTTAGATCATTTGTAACTAATGTAGAATTTGTGTTCGGTGGTTCAACATCATGGGGTTGCAGCGCAAAGAGTGCCGAAGAAGATGTAAGTGAGTTTGTTGGTGGTCAGCAAGCGGCCGTAGAACAGTCAAAAAAAGATATAGAGAAGAAACTATCTGCCTATGACGTAAAGCTCAAACAGATGAATGAACTTGCAGCGAACACGCTGGGTTTTTTCTATACAGAGGAAGTACAAGAAGATGGTTCCGTAATTACGTACCGGCATGATAAGCCTACACTTGCTGATTCTAAAGTAATTTATAAGACAGGTGTCGATGGATTCTTTTTGTCAGTAGATGGGGGTCAGACATGGAAAGCCGGGTTTGACAGTAATGGAGATGCTGTTCTGAATATTCTTTATGCTATTGGCATCCAATCAGAATGGATTAACACAAGAGGTTTTACAGCAAAAGATAATAACGGGAATACGACATTAAAAATAGATGCCGACACAGGTGCTGTCACATTAGAGGTCGAAAACTTTACGCTAAAAAGTAGAACTATTGAACAGATCGCCAAGGATGTTGTGGATGGGGCAGTTCAAAATAATGTGACTATCCCGAACTATTATGGCACGTATGTACCAACATTGCAGAACTATCCGGCATCTGAGTGGAAAAGTGAAGAATATAAAAAACATGACGGCTCGATTTTCATGAACTTTTCTACGAGCCGGGTATATATGTTTTCTGGGACTGATGGCACTTGGCAGGAACTGGACGCTGAAAAAATTGTCAATTTTGAAAGAGTTTTTAACGCTTTAACGGATAACGGTAAGCAAGAGGGAATTTATATGCAGAACGGACATCTGTATATAAACGCTTCTTATATTAAATCAGGTCAGATTTCAGCTGATTTGATTAATCTGAAGAACATCAACGTTACAAACAGTTCTGGAACGTCAACATTTGCGATTGATAACTACGGAAATGTTACGCTCAGACCTAATACATTCGTGTTAGCAAACGGCGACACAATATATAGTGTTGCGGAAGATAAAGCTTCGACAGCGTTATCGAATGCGAATCGCTATACAGACAATGCACTTAGTGATCTCGACATAGGGAAAATGTCAAAACAAGAGATTATTGATGTGTTAAGCGATAACAGCAGTAATAAAGGTCTGTATCTATCGAATGGTAATGTGTACATGAATGCCGATTATATTAACACAGGTGAATTAGCAGGATGGAAAGTTGGAATTAAAAAGCTTTCAGCAAGTGGCGCGTATGGAGAAGTAACGCTAGATGCTTCAACTGGAGAGATCTATTCAGAGACGAATACAGGAATATATGTACCGGGGTACGGGACATTGTATGGAACGCGTATTAGAGGAATCAATCTTTATACAGGAACCGTACATGCAAGTTCAGCCTCGTTTAATAAAAGCGTTTCGGCGAGCAGCGTTTCGGCAGACAGTGTTTCGGCATCAAAAAAAGTTACAGCAGGTACACATATAGAAGCCAGTGGCCATTTCTATAGCATCGGAACGGGAACAGACCTTGCAGATTTAAGTGTCCGAGGAACAAAGAAAAGAATCCTTCCAACAAAAAACTATGGTACACAGGCGTTTTATTGCTACGAAATGGCATCCCCCATGTTTGGAGACATCGGAGAAGCATCCATATCAGAAGACGGCACATGTCTGATAGACATAGATGACATATTCCAAGAATCTACTAATGTAAGGATTGAATATTATGTGTTCTTGCAAAAGGAAGGAGATGGAGATTGTTGGGTAGACCAAAAAGAACAGACATATTTCACTGTAAAAGGTACTCCGGGGCTTAAATTTGCATTTGAAGTCAAAGCGCGTCAAGCTGACTATGAACACATGCGTTTTGCTGATGCAAGTGAAACAGCTTACGATAGGGCAATAGACACAGACATGCCAGAGCCAGACTACAGTAAAAGCCTTGAAATATCAGAACCCGATTACGAAAAAGAGCTTCTTAATAACAGGAAAAAAATTATTGACGAAATGGAGGAAATATCATGAAAAAAATTCTTACAAGTTTTATGAATCTCAGCACTGGAGAAGGAAGTCGCATTGCTTACACCTATTCAGAAGTAGACGAAAGCACAGGAAGTATCATCAGTCAGAATAATAAAGGTAATTTCCTTGTAATGGATGACAATGTACAGAAAAATCTTGATTCCGTAAAGGATTACATAAAAAATAATTTCCTTTCATAAGGAGGTAAGTCTAATATGGCTGATACATATACTATACAATTCCGGCGCGGCATGTACACTGATTTTGACACGTCAAAAATTCGCCCGGGGGAACCTGTTGCAATCCTTGGTAATGACCCGTCCGTTCCATCCGGTAAAGCCTTATACATTGCGTTTGCAGCTAATGATGTAAGACGGTTGTGTTCCATTGAGGATATTTCAGAGATGGTTAATGCCGGAGAATTTGTTGGTCCACAAGGACCCAAAGGTGAAAAAGGAGAGCGAGGAGAAAAAGGCGCAGAGGGTCCTACTGGTCCACAGGGTCCAAAAGGTGAAAAAGGAGATAAAGGTGACCCGGGAGAAAAGGGCGTGGATGGCACCGTAGCATTTGAATCGCTGACACCTGAGCAGAAAGAATCGCTAAGGGGCATCTCTATCACGGCGGTTAGTATCGACACAAATGGAAATTTGACAATAACATTTTCAGATGGCGATAGTGAAAATGTTGGAAATATTATAGGGCCTCAAGGGCCGCAGGGTCCAAAAGGTGATAAAGGAGATGTCGGACCAGTGGGTCCGCAGGGTCCACGAGGAGAAAAAGGTGAGCAAGGAAATGATGGAACATCTCTTAATATCCTTGGCACAAAAGAATCTGAGGCAGACCTCCCCCTGAGTGCAGAGAAGAACGACGCGTATTTAATAAATGGAGAAATGTGGGTTTTTGACGGCACGAATTGGAACAATGCTGGCAAGATTCAAGGGCCGCAAGGTCCACAGGGACCAGTTGGTCCGCAAGGGCCAAAGGGTGACCCAGGGCCGCAGGGCATAAAAGGAGACCCAGGAGAAAAAGGAGAGCAAGGAGCGCAGGGTCTAAAAGGCGATACTGGGCCGCAAGGTGAACAAGGCCCAGTTGGCCCAAAAGGTGAGCAGGGAGATACTGGCGCGCGAGGAATCACATTTACTCCTGTTGTAGACAGCAAAGGAAATATAAGCTGGAGTAATGACGGAGGACTTGAAAACCCCCAGACAGTAAATATTACCGGGCCGAAAGGTGATACAGGCGCAAAAGGAGATGTTGGACCACAAGGAGAAAAGGGAGAGACTGGAGATGCCGGGCCTAAAGGAGACAAGGGCACTACATTCGTGCCAGACGTAGACACCGACGGAAATTTGAGCTGGAGTAATGCTGATGGAGTTGCCAATCCTGAAACAGTAAACATCAAAGGTCCTAAGGGAGACAAAGGAAGTGATGCGACTGTCCCGATTGCTACAACCGAAACTCTTGGTAAGGTCAAACCTGATGGCAAGACAACATTCATAGATGCAGACGGAACACTCCACGCAAAAGGCGGTGGCACAACCGTCACTCCCAAACCCGTAAACAATCCAAGTATTGAGAACGCAAACGCATCTGTCACGATCAAGTGGCAAGACCCTGAAAACACAGTAATCAATGGTTCAACATTCTCTACATGGGCTGGTACAAAACTTGTAATGAAAAAAACAGGTTATCCTGCAAACCCAGATGACGGAACGCTTGTGGTTGATAATACAGTTCGTGACAAATACAAAACCGCAGGATATACAGTCACAGGGCTGACAAATGGCAAGAAATATTACTTCGCACTGTTCCCATATTCTACCGATGGCGTATACAACTACGATGCAGGAAACAGACTCCTCGGAGAGCCAGAGGATTTAAAGATTGTCGCATTTGCTGATGGAACAGATGCGGAAATTGAAAAGATGATTGAAGCACATTACGCAGGTAAAATCAACATTGGTGATTATTGGGCGGTTGGTGACAAGAGAACAATCCATCACAACGCAATGGCTGCAACGGGCGTAAGTGAGTCGCACAAAGCGAATGATTACATTTATGTAATTATCGGAATCGAACATGATGATTTAGTGACTGCTATCAATGGCAAGACCAAAGCTGCTATTACAATTCAGACAGAACGTATGCTGTATTTAGACACTACGACAGAATATAATAGTTCTTATGATACATCACATGAATGTGGTTATATGAACAGTTCAAACACGAATAGCGGTGGTTGGGGGTACTGCGATAGGCATACATGGTGCAATAATGTGTACAAGAAATGTTTACCTACTTATATTCAGAATATGATGAAACAAGTTAGAAAACTGACTTCGGAAGGTAGCCAAAGTAACACAATTAAAACATCTAACGACTATGCGTTTTTACCTTCTGAAATTGAGATTTTTGGCAGTACAACGCATTCTTTTGCAGGAGAAGGAAAACAGTATCAATATTTCAAGAATGCGACTGCAAACAGATATAAGAAACCACGTTATAGTAGTTCCTATGTATCTGGCCAGTATTGGACACGTTCGCCTTACTCTAGCGGCAGCGATTCCTTCTGTGGTGTGGGCAGAGGCGGGAGTGCGAACGCCGACAGTGCCAGTAACACTGGTGGCATTGACCCTTGCTTATGTATCTAAAATCCTAGCAAATTAACGAATTATTTATAGCCGAATGGCTAAGAACAGGAGGTGCATATGGATAAAAAAGAAATTACAAATATCTACAAAGCAATTAACAGAGTTTCAAACAGACTGAATGACATGTCTGAAAAGTTGGATTTTGTCATGCAGATGCTTAATGCGGAATCTAATCGTAAAATTCTAATTAATGGTGATGGCATTGACGGTCTGGCTGAACTTGTATCAACGCATGATTCGGCACTTGACGAACTTGCTACATTAGTTGCAACAATCGGAGGTAAGAATAATGGTTAAATTTTTCGAAGAACGAGTAATCAATGGGCTGAAAAAATGGACAGATGTTCCTGAGCTGTGGGATAAGAAGGTAATTGAAAGACTTCAAAAGGATGGCTATGTATTGAATGAGGACGGGACAGTAACAGAATCAAAACCAGGAATAGTGAAATAAAATACGTGCAAGGGAGAAAATATGGAAATTAAAGGAATTGACGTATCATCTTATCAGAGTAAGCCAGACTGGGCGAAAGTATCGAATTCTGAAATTAAGTTTGCAATATTGAGAATCCATCAAAAATCTGGAACCGATTCCTCTTTTGAGCATAACTACAAAGGATGCAAGTCAAATGGAATCCTTGTCGGCGGATATAAATACAGTTACGCTCTGACACCGGCACAGGCAATTGATGAAGCTGAGAGCGTAATTTCTGTTCTTGGCGGACGCGGAATGGACTTTCCAATCTTCTACGACCTTGAATGGAGTCAGCAGAGAAACCTTGGAAAACAGGCGATTGAGAATATTGCAGTAGCATTTCTGACCAGAATCAAAAAAGCCGGTTATAAGGTCGGTATCTACTGCAATCTTGATTGGTATAATAACGTTCTGTCAGACACCCTGAAAAAGTACGATTGCTGGATTGCTCGTTATCCGGCTAGTGATAATGGCTCTGTACAGGAAAGATTGCGTCCATCTGTTGGTGTAGGCTGGCAGTATTCCAGTAGAGGAAAAGTATCCGGCATTAGTGGTAACGTTGACATGGATGCATTCTATAAGGATTACAAAGAGGAGGTTTCTGCAATGGATAAAGCTATTGAAAAAGTGATTCTCATTGCAAAAAATGAGATTGGATACCTTGAAAAGAAGAATAATAGTCAGCTCGACAGTAAGACTGCAAACGCCGGTTCGAACAACTATACGAAGTACTGGCGAGACATTAAGCCATCATATCAAGGGCAGCCTTGGTGCGCAGCATTCGTGAGTTGGTGTTTTATGGAAGCATTCGGACAAGAGAAGGCAAAGAAACTGCTGAAGCACTGGCCTTATGTTTACTGCCCAACACTCGGCAATCTGTTTACAAGGAACGCTAATCCAAAGATCGGTGATATTGTAATTTTTTATCATAATGGAACTTTCACCCATACTGGCATCGTAACGGCCGTAATCGGAGACAGGTTCTATACCATCGAGGGGAATACTTCTGGTGCATCTGGAATTATTGCAAATGGTGGCGGTGTCTGCGCAAAGAGTTATCTTAACAGTCAGATGCCCGGAACTAAGTTCTGTACACCTGATTATAGTATTGTATCCGATGCATCCGCACCCGTAAAACCTGAGAATACATCATCTAATACTGCACAGACAGGAGAGGAATATATGTTTGAACCAAAAACTGTAAAAGCAGGAGACAAAAATACATCCGTGCTTCTCTTACAGGAAATATTAAGAGCCAGAGGCTTTAAAGGCAAAAACGGCAAAGCCCTGAAACTTACATGGACAGCAGATGCAAACACGATTTACGCTCTGAAAGCTTATCAGGAATTCAGAAAAGAAGTTCTGGAAGTGGATGGAATCTGTGGACCCGCCACATGGAAAGATTTGATTGCCATATAAAAACATCCCGGGGTTAATTCCCCGGGAACTTTATTTATAAACATATTTAGTATCATTCCGGAAATTTTAGACTGTTATCGTTAGTCACACGTTAGTCACAAATAAAAATATTGTTTCCTAATATAATAGTGGCAAAAACACTGTATTTACAGGCATTTGCGCATTCTTCTAAATTCCATTTGTTAGTCACAATCAATAAAATTAGAATAATGAAAATGAAATGTGGGAAATCCTTGCAAAATCGCTGAAAACGTTGATTTTAATAGGGTTTCCGGCATTTCGATAATGATATTTCGGTTATTTTAGAAAGATTAAAATGGGTTCCGTTAGTCACAGTTAGTCACAAATGGAACTTTTATCTTTTCTATTTCTGTCCGAAGTTCTTCCAGTGTCCTATGTCCGTACACAGCGTTTGTAACATCTCCGCCAAAGGAGTGGCCTAGCATTCGTTTTCGGTCATTCTCCCGGACACCGTATTTTTCGCATAACATGGAAAAAGTATGGCGGCAGTCGTGTGGCGTGTGTTTCGGATCGCCAACAATTCCAAGACGTTCGAGCGTAGGATAGAACAGGGCATTACGGTGGTGCTGCTGAGTATATACACAGAGCTTCCCGCCTTGAGTAAGAACCTTTTGCTTAGCAAATTCGTATACCGCCGAATGAATTGGCACTACGCGGTCCTTTCCTGCCTTAGTCTTGATACCGCCCTGGAAGTATCTCTCTTCCAAGTTAGTCGTCAACTTAAGCACTTCGCCGATTCTCCAGCCAGAATAACACATGATTAATATAAGCTGCACTTCCGGGTCAGCAGAATTCTTCCAGAGAATTTTTAACTCATTGTCAGAAAATGGTGTTCCATGTTCAGTGTCGTCATCCGCGTTGACTTTTACATACAAAGCCTTGTTTTCTGTTACAATTTCTGAGTAAACAGCATATTTATACATCTGTTTGAACAGCGTAAGAATTGCCATAAGACTCTGACGTTTTAACGGGCAGTCATCAATTACCTTTTGCAGATCAGGCGCTTTTAAATCCTCAAAGATACGATTGTACAGAGTCGTGCAGTTCGAGTAAGCGGTCTGGTAAGCTATTTTTGAACTATAAGAAAGTTTTGAACCCTCTGGAAATTTCCATGCGTAAAACTTCTTATATACCTCTGAAAACGTCAATTTCTTGATTTCCGGGTGTTTATCCTCGACACCCTTGATTGTATTGTAGTCAGCAATTAAACGAGTAATAAGGGTATCTACGTCCGTTGTAGGTGATATCTCAAGGTCTCGTTCCATCCCTGGCTGATATGTTCCTGCCTTGTATGCGGTCAGTACAGTAAATCCTTTAATCCAGTCGTCTACATAGCAGATTGCAGGCGGTCGGACGGGTTTTCCGGTCTTTTCATCCAGTACTGCCGGAGGATGGACCGCAAATGGATTCCTGCGGTTGCCGCCCAGGTACCGTATTGTTCCGAAACTGTTAGGGAGCTTCGGGTATTTCTTTCTTTTCTTCGCCATTTTTATTCCCTCTTTCTGTAGCTGTATTTAGGTATAAAAATAACAGCCGAACAAATTTTCTGACTTGCCCGACTGCTCCGAAGATGATACAATATGTTTTGCCAGAATATTACATTTCTTCGGAGATGTATAAATGCCACCTCGGTACGCCAATGCCGGGGTGGTTTTATTTATTCTATTTCTTCAATGTCAAATGAATATCCAAGAACTTCACCTACGTCTGTACATTTTCCTTTCAAAGTCACCATGTCACCCATTTTCATAGATGTAACTTTTGACTCCTGCTCATCATTTTTAATGTAGCATTGTACGCCAATGATTTCAAAATCACCATCTGCCATGAGGTCAATGTAGTCTCCAGAAGCGTCAATATTTCCAAGTTTTCCAGTGATTTCTAAATACTGGTCTTTGTATTGCTTTGATGCTCCAAGCGGGTTATCATTCAAAGCAGACATCATATCGTTTACAGATACAGAGGTATAGCTTACTGGTGTAGGTGTTGCTACTTCTTTAGATTCTGTTTTTGCAGTAGAAGTGGTTGTGGTTTTTGTGTCAGAACTTCCACCAGAAGCCGCACCCACAGCTCCGATCACAACGACTGCCAGAACTACCCATTTCAGCTTTCCGCCCTGTTTCTTTCTACAATGAGGACATATCTTTGCTCCTGCCGGGATCTCCATTTTACAGTGCTTGCAGATTTTTGTTTTTTCATTACTCATACATTTTTCCTCCTGTTACGCTTTGCACATACTCTTTAAATCATGCCATTTTTGATGATTTTTACATTTTTCTTGCTGATTTTGAAGTGTCATGCAAAAGTACGCTTTTATGTGGTATTATTATTTTATCGCAGATAACATGATTTGTAAAGGATAAGAGTGATTCGTTATGAAAAATAATTGTTTTAAGATATTTGCATTCTTCCTAATTATATTTAAGATATTTTGCACGATACATATTCCGCTAAAGATTGTCCCGAACAATCACAATGATGTGCAGATCACCAGTGTCGCATATCAGGAGAAGTCTGCGCCGAACCATAATCTGAGGGAAGTCCACAGAAAAGTTTGTGATCTCGCATTTTTCTTCTGTGAAAGCATAATTTTCTTTGAGATTGCAAAGTTCGTGTATGAAATAACGAAAGTTCGCATATATCATTGGCAGTTGCCAAGAGTCGGAATAGGTGGTATAATAGTAAAACGAACTAATGTTCGGTTCTATTTCCCACAGCCGAACATATACTGTAATGTAGGTGGTAGTTGCGACAGGGAGGGTTATTTATGGATTATAAGAAAGAAATTATTGAAATGATACAAAAGATAGAAAACAGATGTTGGCTGAGGTCAATATACATTTTCATAAAAACATTAATCGGTTAAAAAGAAAAGCCAAGGGTTTGCGCATTGCCCTTGGCTATTTTCTCATTTCTTTTCGTAAATCGTGTCTAGGAGTTTTTCTAAGTTATCCCATCCAGAATCATCTAGCTTTGCTAGAGCATTGATGAGACGGTATTTAAAATCATCATCACTAGACTTTAGAACATTTCCGAACAACTTAGAAATTTCATCGTTTTTATTCTCTGGCTGAAACATTTCTCCAGTTCCATTTCTTAGCCATTCTTCGTTTACGTTAAATTCTCTGCAAACATCATCAATAGTCCGATCTGATGGAACTTTGCTTCCCATTTCAATTTGCGCTACAAAATTCCTACTTATCTTTAGTTTGTCTGCAAATTCTTGTTGAGTTACGTTTAATTCTTTTCGCAACTCTTTAAACCTGTCTTTCAATTTAATTCCTCCTTTCTGAGAATATAATATCATAAAATGTTTACGAAGTCAACAAAAAGGTATTGACAAATGTTGTCTGAGGGACTATACTGTGTTTACAAGGTAAACAAAGGAGGTGAAAACAGTGAAGCGCAAGAAAAAAGAAATCGACAAAACAATTTCTGACCTGTGGAATCGTATCTGGGATTTGCAAGACCAGACAAACAAAATCAAGAAAGCAGTTCTGACAGGTGAAAAAGGTGATTTAAAGATGCCAGAAAGAAGGATTGTTCCTCCAGATGAGCCTATTCCGTTTGGCGGGGCAGTAGATATGGACTGTATCTTTGAGAAAGAACCATGTGAACAGGTAGACGTTGAATTTACAGTGAAAGAAACTTTGCAGATGTATTCGCATTATGTAGATTCATTGTCTACCGATACACATGTATTGGGAGTTATTGCAATAGTTTCTCTAATAATTGCAATAGTGGCTCTGCTTGTATAGAAATTGAGAAAAGACTGGTAATCAGCGCAATGATTGACAGAATAGTTGTTATCCAAAATCTGGATATATCTTGAAAATATGCTTTCATGGCGACTTCACCCGCTTGTGTGATTTCATATGCGTGGTCTTGCGACCTTGAACGCATAAAGCACTTTTTACTGAAAAGGTATCTGCAAGCATCTGCTTCACGCTGATTACTAGGAGTAAATCCACAATTTCTTAAAGCTTTTTTCAATATTTTATATTGATATCTTGTTATCAAATGAACACCTCCTTTACAGGAGAGTATATCACAAGAAAAGAGGTGCGTATATGTCAGAAAAAGAAAAAAGAATCGTTGAAAAGCTGAAAGAAGCGATTCCTAATATGTCAGAATTTGACAAAGGATATATTCTCGGTAAGACGGAAAGCTTTTCCGAGAATAATCTGGAGAAAAAATCAGATAAGAAAGAAGTAGTTAATTCAAATTAGAAAGGAGAAACATGAACGAATTACAGATTTTTAATTCAGAAGAGTTCGGGGACATCCGAACAGCAGAAATTGACGGTAAACCGTATTTTGTTGGAGCTGACGTTGCGAAAGCTCTTGGCTACAAGGACACGGTTAATGCACTTAAACAGCATTGCCGTGGGGTGGTAAAACACCACCTCACAGATTCTCTCGGCAGGAATCAGGAAGCGAGTTTCATAACAGAGGGAGATTTGTACCGCCTGATTATGAAATCAAAACTTCCATCGGCAGAGAAATTCGAATCATGGGTTATGGATGAAGTTCTTCCGACAATTAGAAAGACAGGCTCATACCAGAAGCCACTGACGACAGTTGAACAGATACAGGTTATTGCGACAGGATTCTTAGATCACGAAGAGCGGCTTAACAGACTTGAAAATACCATGACTATTGACTACGCACAGCAGGAATCTATTAGAGACTTAGTGTCAAGTGTCGTAATTGCTCACCTTGGTGGGAAAGAGTCAAATGCTTACAAGGAAATTGGCAAAAAAGTATTTGCTGAATGCAACAGGGACATAAAGACTTACTTCGCAGTAAATGCCCGTAATAACATCCCTAAGCTGAGATTTAAAGAATCTATGGAATATGTCAGAAATTGGCATCCATGCACCAATACAGTAATGATGATACGTGACTGTAACGCTCAAATGAGTATCAGTTAGAAAAGAGGTTTATATGAGTGCAGTTGATAATTACATAGAGCAGAATGCACAGGTTCATCAGTTTGCCGCAGAAGTGGCAAGAATCATATCCGGCATTCCACAGATGCCAGAGTTCTCAAATGAGCGCCTGACAGTATCAGACGTGAGTAAAATGACAGGCATTCCTACACCATCTGTCAGAGCGGGAATCATCTATGGATGGCTGCCTATCGGCACGGCGTATCGTGGGAACAAAGTGATTCACGACAGAAAAGGTTCTGGCAGAATAGAATTTGTTATCTCTCCAAGAAAGCTCTGGGAAGAAACAGGATATATCTGGAGAGGAAAAGAAGCATTAAAGTGATAGTGCCCCGGTGGTGAAAGCACCACCAACCGGAGCGTTGCACCAACTAAACCACACTTAGTAGGTACAGGTTAATTATAACTTCGTATCTGCTAATTGTAAATACCAAAAAGGAGAAATTAGCACGATATGAGCAGAAATAGCACAAATAAATGTGAAAATGTTCCGACATGGGACGAACTTGAGTTCATTCTTGCGACAGAAATTGTCGAAGAAAGTAGAAAAAAAGCAAGAAAATGGTTTATTGCATGGTTGGTCACAACTGCCGCACTGGTAGCCAGCAACCTTGCATGGATTATGGGAGAAATAAAATGAAAGAGTATATGCTAATTGCTGTTTGTATGCTTGCCGGGAAATATGTTGATGTGCCTATCTGGCTGAACATCTTTTTCGGTATATCGGCAACATGGGCGGTGCGCCAGATGAAAGCAGACTGGCAATAGGAAATAAGGAGGATAAGAAGATGTTTGAGAAAGAGATTGATGAAATTTATGAACTTTGTAAAAGAGTTGTGAATGAAGTTCCGGCAGCAAATATCACCTTTGATTTTTCGGGCTACGGTTTGGGAGTAAGAGGGGTTAAAAGGGAAGAAGATGTTCTCCTTCTCGAAGACAAATTTAAATGGGATTTGTACCAAAACGTATCTTTTAACCCATTTTACGAGAAAGAAAGTCGTGAAAGTCTCAGAATAATCAAAGCTTTCTTGTTGGAACTTCTGATAGATGGGAAGTGTCCAAATGAGTAAGCAGATAGCGATTATGAAACTTCTTCCCAGTCTGGAGATAGCAGGATGTATCAACGAGCTGCTCAGAGAGCTTCAGTCCAGAGGTGATTACATTCTGGATTATGAAAACTGTGATATGTCTCTGGATCATGTGGAATACCACAAAGCCGAAGATATTGATGGAGAGAAGTTCGGAGATGCTTCAGACAACCTGTACTGTTTTTTCAAGGCGGTGTGAACATGGATGAGAGAATTAATGAAGTTCTGAGATTGATTGATATACAGCTTGCCACAGTCCCGGATAACCCCATTGAAGAATCATACAAGGCAAGAATGCTAGCAAACTATGTACAGGCTCTAAATGGGCTTTTAACGGCTCAGAAATCGTATAAGGAGGAAACGAATGAGTGAATTTGAAATCCGTATTCCGGCAAGAAAGAAACAACTGGTAACCGGAAAAGACAATCAGGTTGTAAAGGTTTCATCAGACGCATACAACGCACTGGTCGAAATCTATAACGAATCAACCTTATCAATGAAAGATATTGCAAGCTTGCTGATTATTGAGGGCAGTAAGCATGTGGTTTATGACAAGGAGGAATAACAGTGGGAAATCTTGAATTATATAACCATGTCAGAGAAGTTCCGAAAGATGCTCAGAAGCCGATTATGGCAGGACGTTTAAAAGGTTTTACAGATATTAACCCTATGTGGCGAATTAAATGTCTGACAGAGCAGTTCGGGCCTTGTGGAATCGGATGGTATTACAAGACTGTTGATAAATGGACGGAAACCATAAATGATGAGACATGCGCTTTTGTGATGATCGAACTATATGTTTTTTACGAAAGCAAATGGTCGCAGCCGATTTCTGGAACTGGAGGAAGTAAACTAGCAACAAAAGAAAGAAGCGGAATTTACGTGTCTGACGAATGTTATAAGATGGCCACAACGGATGCGTTGTCAGTAGCTTGCAAAAATCTCGGCATTGGAGCAGATATCTACTGGAAAGAAAGCAAGACTAAATATGATTGCTCGAGTAACAGTGAGAATTCGTCTGGTAAAAAAACGGAACCGTCAAAAGAAACCGAGATGATTAGTTCCGAAACTACTATGTCAATTAAAAATATTATTGACAAATACCCGGAAGCTAAGCTTGCAGACCAGACCAAGGCGCGATTTAAAGTAAATGACATTAAGTCTCTTACAAAGGAAAAAGGGCAAAAATGCCTGAAGATGTTAATTGACTATGATAAACAGCATACAGAAAAGGAGTAACAGCATGAATAAAGTAATTCTTACAGGAAGATTTACACGTGATCCAGAAATCAAGTACACCAATGATGGAACATCTATTGCAAGGTTTTCTATCGCGGTAAACAGAAGATTTGCGAAAGAGGGTTCCGATCAGAAAGCAGATTTCTTGAATTGTATCGCTTTCGGAAAGTCGGCAGAATTTATCGAGAAATATTTTTCTAAGGGAATAAAAGCGGATTTATCCGGCAGAATTCAGACCGGCAGCTACACTAATCGTGACGGGCAGAAGGTGTACACAACAGATATTGTTGTGGAAGAGATTGAGTTTGGTGAAAGCAAAGGTGCTAACCAGAGCCAGCAGAAGTCGGAAGTACCGCATCCAGAAACAGACCTGTATGGTTTTATGAGCATTCCAGATGGAATTGACGAGGAGATTCCGTTCGCATGATACAAATTGACAGTAGAGAACATCAAAAAGTTATTGATGGCATTAAGAAAGCATTTGATGCAGCAGGAGAAAAATGGTTCGTGTCAAAGCTTTACGTCGGGGATTATATGAATTATGACAACCCTCGACTGGTTGTTGACCGAAAGCAAAATCTCTCCGAATTATGCGGAAATGTGTGCCAACAGCATGAAAGATTCCGTACTGAAATTATCCGGGCAAACGAAGCAGGAATAAAACTTGTGTTCCTGTGTGAACACGGAAAAGGAATTGAAAAACTGGATGATGTTCTCTGGTGGGAGAATCCCCGGGCAAAGAAAAGAGTTAAAGAGAATGGCATCTGGGTAGAGCAGGAACAGAAAGTTATGCATGGAGATGTCCTATATAAGATTCTCTGCACGATGCAACGCAAGTATGGTGTTGAATTTCTGTTTTGCGACAAGAAAGACACCGGCAAAAGAATTTTGGAGATTCTGTCAAATGGATAAAGAAACAATTAAACAACAGAATAGCATGAGGGATGTTCTGAGCAGATATGGTATGGTTCCGAACAGAGCAGGATTTATAAAGTGTCCCTTTCATAGTAACGACCGTACCGCATCTATGAAAATCTATAAAGACAGCTATTATTGTTTTGGTTGTGGTGCAACTGGTGACATATTTACATTCGTTCAAAACATGGATAATTGCGATTTTAAGACAGCTTTTACCATACTTGGGGGAACTTACCAGAAGCCAGATTTCTCTTCCAGAATGGCAATATATCACCATCAGAAGCAGATGGAAATGAGGCAAAAGGAAGAATGGAAGAAAAAGGCCGAGTTGCAAGAATGCTTGTCTGATATTGACTTTTATCGGGCAGAAATCGAGCTATGGAGTCCTCTTTCTGACAGATGGTGTGAAGCATGGAACAAGCTGCAACTTGCTTTGTACCATCACGGATTCATAACAGGACTGGAAGAAGGTGATTAAAAGTGGAAATGATAAACAAGCTCACGAAGGATTCTATTCTGGACGAAGAAGTGTTTGACAAGATATTCAGTCAGGAAGACGAGATATACAAGGCACGTCTTACGCTGACTCTTCTGGACAGAGCCAAGGAGCTTGGCGTAAAGAAAAAATTTGAGGATTTGCTTAAAGCTTACACAAAAGTACAGAAGCAGATGATTAAGGAAGAGAAAAGCAATAGGACGTTGTCTATGCTGGACCAGTGGACTAATTTCTCTGATTGTGAATATGACAGAATGAAATGTCTCAACTGGGTGGCGGATGATGATGGAATCAGAATATCAAATACAAATCCAGGATCGCCGGACATTATAGCCTGTTATCATCCTATACTTCCGATTGAACGAATGAAGAATCTGGAGACCGGAGAAGAACAGATAAAGTTAATCTATAAGAGGAATAATAAATGGTCCGAGGTTATTGTGCCGAAAACCATGGTTGCATCATCTACTAAAATCGTTGGATTATCTGCACTTGGGATTTCAGTAACTTCAGAGAATGCGAAGTTTCTTGTACGGTATCTGTCAGACGTTGAGAATGCAAATGACGATTATATCAACATTCAGTATTCCTCTAGCAAAATCGGGTGGATCAGGGATTATTTTCTTCCATATGACAAGGATATTGTGTTCGATGGAGATATGCGGTTCCGACAACTGTATGAAAGTATCAGTGTAGGCGGCAGCAGAACAGAATGGTATGAACATGTAAAAAAGGTTCGTGCTACTGGAAGAATAGAGCCAAAAATCATGTTGGCTGCAAGCTTCGCCAGTATTCTGATTAAACTGGTCGGTGCTCTTCCATTTTTTGTAGACCTCTGGGGAGAAACTGAGGGTGGCAAGACCGTAACACTTATGTTGGGGGCTTCTGTCTGGGCGAATCCAGGCGAATCACGATACATAGGAGACTTCAAGACAACGGATGTGGCTCTGGAAGCAAAATCTGATATGCTTAACAATCTTCCACTAATTCTGGATGATACTTCCAAGGTATCTGCCAAGATCAGGGATAACTTCGAGGGTATAGTGTACGACCTGTGCTCCGGCAAAGGAAAGAGTCGTTCTAATAAAGAACTGGGTGTCAACCGGGAGAACCGCTGGCAGAACTGCATTCTGACCAATGGTGAGCGTCCACTTGCCGGATATGTCAGTCAGGGCGGAGCAATTAACCGAATTATTGAGGTCGAGTGTTCTGAAAAGATATTCGATGATCCACAGCTTACCGCAGATACCCTTAAAAAGAACTACGGCTATGCAGGAATCGATTTTGTGAACGCAGTCAAGGAAATGTCCATTGATGATATAAAAGCCCTGCAAAAGCATTATCAGGGGCTTATACAGGACGATGACAAAATGCAAAAGCAGAGTATATCTATGGGTATCATTCTGGCAGCAGATAAGATTGCAACAGATCAGCTATTCCATGATGGTCAGTACATTGACATTGAAACTGCAAAGAGTCTCCTGACAGAGAAAGAAATGGTTTCTGAAAATGAACGTGCCTACTGGTTCGTGGTTGACAAGATCGCTATGAATGGAATTAAGTTCGATGATAACCCAGACATCAAAACGGAAAGATGGGGAATTATAGACAATGATCCGATAGAGAAAACGTCGACTGTGATAATCTATAGCGTAGCGTTTGATGACCTGTGCAAAATTGGAAAATTCTCCAGAAAGGCATTCTTGTCATGGGCTGTCAAGAAGGGACTTGTGGAAACCGACAGCAGAGGTTATCCGACCAAAGCGAAGAAGCTGGACGGAATTGTCACAAAATGTGTGTTCTTGAAAATTGTAGACGAAATTCCAAAAGGATTCGTGAATTGTAATGATAACTTTGAGATTACAGACGATATTGTGTTTGATTGATAAACAATTAGTCCAAAAGGTAACCGGGTAACCCAGGTAACCTTTGATTCTGCATATATATATTTGAGTATTTATATACACATATTGAGTATAAAAGTTTCCCTATATGAGAAAGTCAGGGTTACTCGGTTACTCGGTTACTTACCTGTAAAATCAATGGTTTACACGAATTAGTACGGTTACATCTCGGTTACTGTGGGTTACTTATATTATACCTATTATATATAATATAAATAATTTTTAAAAATTAATAGAACGTATACAGTGTACAGTATATTGTATACAAAAAGGATGTGAGGAATTGAAAGTAGAAGCCAAGGATATTCCAATTATACAAAGGTTTATGACAGAATTCTGGAAAGTTATAAAGGAGTTCTATCAGGTGGAACTTACGGACGACTATTCTGAGCAGGTGTGTAATCGCTTAGACGAACTTGGAGAGTTGGCGGGCATATGTCCTGATCAGAATGATAAACAGTTCATTCTGGACTGCATATTAGCTTTAAATAATGCTTTAAGTTCTAAGCAGAGAGGATTGAGTAAGAATGTACAACACAAAGAATAGATACGAGCAGGGACAGGCTCTTAGAAAAGAAATCTACATGTATGTAGTAAGCTACTTTAAACTTGTTGGATACGCACCATCGGTCAGCGAGATTTGTGAGAAGGTAGATGCAAGCAGAGCCACCATCTGGAGACATTTGAACCAGCTTATTGATGATGGGTTGCTTAAAACAGCACACCCAAGTACTGATAGAGCCTATGCTCCGACAGGATACGGGTTCGGAAAGGTGAAGAAATGAACAAAATGCGTGAATATGAACGCGGCAGGGAAGATGGTCTTGACCTTGCTAGACGAATCACCAGAGAGGGCGGTCTTGAAGCCCTCGAAAAGGAATGCAGATTCAGGGGAGTAACAGGAATACATACTTCCCTGGCAAGAAAGGATCTGGACAAAGCATCTGAGAAGATCAAACAGCTTGTATCTGAATGCTGCGTGATCATGGCGATAACTGTCCTGCATGATGAATTTGGATTCGGTCAGAAAAGATGCCAGAAGTTCATGGCAGGCATGGACAAAGCTTCGGACTATATCGACCAGGGCTTGGCTGAATGGATTGATTATGTGCAGGCTATCAAGGAAGAACTGGGAATTGAATTAAGCTTTTCAGGAGAAATAAAAAGACATGCAGAATAACGGACAGGTAGCATTTGGTTAAGAAATCATGGAGGACTGCACAATAGCGTGTCAGTTGCTTACATGGAGAAAGTGAGGATGAAAAATGGAATTTAAAAGTAACGCCAAGTATGACGAAGAACCTAAAACTGGAAGTATTTTCGCCTTGAAATACAATTCTTTAGGAATTGTTATCCACAAATACGTTGGTTACGGAGATGCACTGTTTCTCAACTGTAGTGCATTGGATATTTTAAACTACGATCTCGGAACAGAGGATTTTAAGGAAGCTGTCAGTAAAACAAAAGAAATTATCATGCGTGAAGTTAAGAAAATTAGAGATGATTCATACAGATTCTATTCAGACAACAACATTGAATTTGATAGATATTAGGAGGACGTGAAATGTTAATCAGAAGTCAGGATAAAAGCCGATTGCTCAATCTTAACAATACACGAGAACTGCGATTCTGGGAATGTGCGCAAGGGTTTAATATAACGGATTGTGTGTGCCCAGTTGGACATTATTCCACCAAAACAAAAGCCCTTAAAGTACTGGACGTGGTTCAGGAAGCCTATGCAGATGCAAAATTAAATGAAATTCTTCTTCCTGATGTCTGCAAATCGGCCAGTGAATCTCAGAGGGGAAAAGATAATACATTAATTGCAAAAACTATTAGAAAAGATTTTATGAAAAAATGATATTCCAGATGCCAGAGGATAGTGAGGTGGAAGCATGAAGTACAGAAAGAAACCAGTTGTAATGGCTTGAATGCTGTTACTGTAGAAAATGCGTAAAGGAAATCATGCGGGAGGAGGACTAAACATGACAGTAAAGCAGTTATTGGACGTTATAGATAAGAAAACAATGGTAGAAGTCAGAGGCGAGCACGACTGTGAACTTATATTTTCTACAAACAGAAATTGCGGATACTATACAAAAGACACTTTTGAAGAGATAAAAGAAAACACAGCCACACAGATTACTGCACTCGAAGAAGATCTGATTGTTATTTATATTGATTCTAAGATATGGATGGAATAATCAATGGAAATGTCAATTTTCGAAAAAGAGGGAGACTGGATTAATGGGAAGATGTAAATTAGAGTGTCCAGACGGTGAAACAGAGTGCTGCATCTGCTGTACTAAACAGGATTCCTGCCAGTGTAGATGTGACGATATGGACAGCTATGAATACGCAGAGGAGTGTGAAAATTATATTAAGGAGGATGAGTCATGATTACATTCTTATTAGGACTTACACTTGGAACCATATTCGGAGCGACTGGTCTTGTATGTGTAGCGATTATGTGCAATAAGCACCATCCAGATGAATGAAACAGTTGAAATTGTGAAAGGTGGTGGAGTTGAATGGGTAGATTAATAGATGCAGACGAATTAATTAAATACATCAAAATTTGGGAAATTGGGATGAGTATTAGTTCTGACCAGAAAGAATTTATTAATTGTGTCAATGAACAATTTACAGCTTTTGATTTAGATAAGGTTGTGGAACAGTTGAAGCAATTAAAAACGAGATACTTCTTAACAATAGCAAATACAGGAGATAAAAAGCTAGATGTTGCTTATGAAAATGTAGGAAATGCATTAGATAAAGCAATCGAGCTTGTGAAGGAGGGTGGAGTTGAATGAGAGAAATTCTTTTCAAGGCAAAGCGAAAAGATAACGGAAAATGGGTTGAGGGATATTATACGGAATGCAATGGCAAGACATTCGTTGGTATTAATATATCCATTTACAGTGATATATTTGAGGTTTTTTGTACTCCTGTAATTAGGTGGTTTGAAGTTGATCCAAAAACCCTCTGCCAATTTACAGGACTTTGCGACAAGAGCGGAAACAAGATATGGGAAAATGATACTCTGATGGCACACTTGGACGAATCCTATCCAGAGGATGTGACATATGAAACCGTTGAATGGGGTGTTGCCGGATGGGTAGCACACGAAACTGGTAGCACGGATAGAGAATATATTGATAAGTTTGATCTGAAACATTTCAAAGTAGTTGGAAATATCTTCGACAATCCAGAATTATTACAGGAGGAACACTGATGCAAAGAGAATTTATTTGCGGTGACTGCATGAATTTTCTCCCGGACTTTCCAGATAATTACTTCGATGTGGCAGTTGTAGACCCACCATACGGAATTAGAGAACACGGCGGTAAGAATCGTAGTAAATATGTAAAGCAGAAAAATGGAAGTTCCATTTATGTTCCTGATGGCGGCTATAAGAATTATGGTTGGGATAATAAACCGCCAGATCGAGAGTATTTTAAACAGCTATTCAGAGTATCAAAGAATCAGATTATATGGGGATGTAATTACTTTGATTACCCAATGGCAGGCGGATTGATGGTATGGGATAAATGCAATGATGGTTCAGATCAATCAGACGCAGAAGTCGCTTACTGCAGTCTTACAAGAAGGGTTGACATTTTTCGCTATATGTGGAGAGGAATGTTTCAAGGAAAATCAATAATTGAAGGAACAATACAGCAGGGCAACAAAAGACTGAACGAAAAGCGAATCCACCCAACCCAAAAGCCTGTAAATTTATATCGTTGGATATGCCAGAAATATCTGCAGAAAGGAATGAAGATTCTTGATACCCATGTAGGGAGCGCAAGTTCATTGATTGCCTATGAAGAATGTAGGCTTGAATATATCGGGTATGAAATTAATGAAGATTATTACAATGACGCTCACAAACGGTTAGAAGAATTTAGATCACAGATTACATTATTTGACTTAGGAATGGAGGAACACAAATGAGTAGTGCAAGTATGAGATTCGGAACTAAAGCGTATGTATGCGCAAGATATTTTCTTAGACCGGGAAAGTGTTTCAAATACATCGACCAGCGCGGCGAGGATGCTACAGAACACGTCTACGAGGTCATGGCATTATATCCGTACTGCGTCCTGTTAAGAGATTCCAGAAACGGAGTCAGAACTTGTCCGGGGTATAATACTTTAAGTCTGATGCTGAGAGGAAGTGAAGCGTATGAGTAAATCAGTATTAGTGATAGACGCACCAGAAAATTGCTATGATTGCCCGTTCGGAACTTCATACTGCGGTGAACTTGAATATGTGGGTTATTGTGAATTAGCTGATTGTTTAGATTATGATGTAATTCTGATGACAGAAGAACATTATGATTACGAAAGCAAATCAAGACCTGATTGGTGTCCGCTTATGGACTTGCCAGAGAAAGACAATGGAAATTATCCGGCTAATACATTTGATGCAGGATTTGTGGAGGGTTGGAATCAGTGCATTGATGAGATTGCAGGAGGTGAAGTAGATGATTGATTTAGCGAATAAATGCGTATTAATCAGAACGTATGAAGAGTATGAAAATATTCTGAAAGTAGCAAAGAAACAGGGATATAGATGGTACGGCGGAAAAGAAGCGTATCCATATCCCTTTGAAGAGCAGCAGATCCCGGATATATTAAAGTTCTATGGCAATAAAGAACTAACAAGAAATGCCGACCTTGCACCGGGATATGAATTAGTAAAAGCATCAGACGTAATTGAATATGAGAAGGAGCTCGAAGAGGCTATAAGACTTGCTAGAATATTTGTTAAAAACCCAGACAGAACATTGATTGACTCGCTTATTAAGTCCTTAAAGTTGCTTGCAGATACTGTAGAAAGTCAGATGAAAGAGGTGAAGTAGATGGAGAGATTAACAGAAAGAGAAAGAAATGTTGATGGTACAGGAGTTGCAAAAGAAGAAATTACGGATGGATTATTAAAACCGTTTGCGGATAAAATTCTTACGAAACTTGCTGTTTATGAAGACTTAGAAGAACAGGGATTGCTTGTGAGATTGCCGTGTAAGGTTGGAGACACGGTTTGGGTGGTAACATCGCCAATTAATGTGTTTGGTTATGATGAATATGATGGAGATGTGGAATATGAAGTATATGAATCTTTTTTATCAAGCGTATCTTATTATGCGTCTGGAGAACAATTCAGAATTTACGCAAAAGTAACGAATAGTTTTATTGTGGCATACTTTAGAGAATGTGATTTTGGAGAATCTATATTCCTCACCCGTGAAGATGCTGAGAAGAAGTTGGAGGAGATGAAGAAATGAATAGCAAACCTACACCAGACATAACGCCAAACCTTGCTATATCAGCATACCACGTACTACAGCAATATTGCACTGGACAGCCAGCGGATTGCAAAGGCTGCGGATTCTACGAACACTGTCCAGAATGTTTTCAAGGCATACCATGTGACTGGAACTTGAATGAAGAAGGTGAAATAAATGAAGTTGAGAAATGCGACGTTGATTGATTACGGAGTGCCGCCGGATGATATACCGACATTACAAAGTCACTTGCGGAATCTTAGTGAGAGCGATAAATATAATCTGTTACAGGTATCTATCAAATATGCGCCCGGCATTGAATCGCAAATCTACGACAGTATCGTAAATAGCATCGGCTATCGGACAATGGAGAAGATCAGGACGGTTCCTGCAACAGAAAATGACTTCTATGGATACAAACGCAAGGTCATGGCGGAATATTATCATTTAGCCAAACTGATTGGCAGACTTTAAAAAAAACTTAAAAATTTATAAAAGTGGTAGAGAACTAAATCTCCCCAGTGTGGTATTATATTTGTATATAACTGCTATACTGGGGATTTTTTGAATTGAGGTGATGACATGGCGAACTTAAAAGCAGTTACAAGAAAACTCCAAAAAGCTATATTATCCACCGGATTAATTATAAAAATCGGAACATCACAATTCTACAGCCATGAGCAGGAACGATTAATTACAGTAACGATCATATCAACACCAGTGTTTAGACCAACAAAACGTGGTGAATGGAAGGATTGTGATTATGAAATATTACGAACTGCATCCCAGTATGATGTGGTCATGTGCCTTAAAGAAATATGGGAGGCGGTCAGAAAATGAGGATAGACAGAGGTGATTAGATGGACTTAACGCCTAAACAGAAAGCGTTTGCAGATGAATATATCAAGAATGGCGGAAATGCATCTGATGCCGCAAGGAAAGCCGGATACTCTAATGGAATCATTAGGAATGCGACAAAAAAACTGTTGGAAAAAGGTTGTATTTCTGCATATATAGCGAAAAAGCAGGCAGAGATCGAGAAACAAAATGGAACTGACATCATGTCTCTGGCAGAAATCCAGCAACGCCGTTCCATGATTGCAAGGGGCGAACTGACCGATTCATTCGGATTTGCTCCAGACTTCTCCGACCAGCTAAAATCCATGAATGATCTGGAAAAAACGCTTGCTATAAAAGAAGCCAGAGAAGAGCAGCGGAAAGCAGAAGAAAAAGCCAGATTACAAAGTGAATATCATATTGATCTGGATATTGTCCCGGACGTATTTCATAAAATGATTAGAGATATCCGGAAAAAGAAACATAGCGAATACATTCTCCCCGGCGGGCGTGGATCCATGAAGTCATCGACAATATCATTGATTATACCGGAACTGCTGAAGAATAATTCGAACATGCACGCTCTGATTCTGCGAAAAGTCGGAAACACTATCAAAGATTCTGTTTATGCTCAGATGAAATGGGCTATTGATAAATTAAATCTAAATGAGGAATTTACGTGCAAGGTATCTCCTATGGAGATTACGTATAAGCCCACTGGACAGAAGATTTACTTTCGTGGTGCTGACGATCCGTTAAAGATTAAATCTATCAAGCCAGAGTTTGGATATATAGGTGTTGTCTGGTTTGAGGAGCTTGACCAGTTCGCCGGACCAGAAGAAATCCGTAATATCCAGCAGTCTGCTATCCGAGGTGGAAATGAAGCATATAAGTTCAAATCGTTCAACCCACCTAGGAGTAAGAATAACTGGGCGAATGAATATACAGCAGAAGCAGAAGAAAAAGATGATAGCGCACTGGTTGTGCATAGTACATATCTTAATCTTGACATTGAACAGGAATGGCTTGGAGATATATTCCTTGCAGATGCTGAACATCTAAAAGAAGTGAACCCAGATGCTTACGAAAATGAGTATCTAGGAAAAGCTAATGGAAATGGTGGAAATATTTTTGAATATATCGAAGAGCGGACTATTACAGACGAAGAAATCAGCCACTTTGATAGAATCTATCAGGGTGTTGACTGGGGATGGTTCCCAGATCCTTATGCATTTGCGCGGCTCTATTATGACCATGCAAGAGAGACAATTTATTTTATTGATGAAATTGGAGAAAACAAAAAGTCAAATGACTGGACTGCTGCCGAAATCAAGAAGCGTGGTTATGATGACTATGTGATCACTTGCGACAGTGCTGAGAATAAATCTGTAAATGATTACAGGGATACAGGACTTCCAGCAAGAGGGGCAATCAAGGGACCTGGCAGCGTTGAGTACTCAATGAAGTGGTTGCAAAAAAGAAAATTAGTGTTTGACCCTGCTAGAACACCAAAAGCCTTAAAAGAGTTCAAGAAGTACGAATACGAGAGAGACAAGGACGGAAACATTATAAGCGGTTATCCCGACAAAGATAATCACTTTATAGATGCTTGCAGGTACGCCACTGAAGAGATGTGGAGAAGGAGAGGTTATAGTGCATAATGAGTAAAATAGGAATAGAACTACCGAAAGAGTATTCGGACAGATTTGACAAATTACGCCAGAATCGAGTAGAAGTCAGCTTTTATAAATATGGCACAGCAGCAGACAACTTTGGAATGAAATTAGTAGATGCACTTGAATCACATGATATGTGCATTAAAAAATATAAAGAAACTGGAAACACAGAATATCTTTGTGATGCAGCAAATTATCTCATGTTTGAATTTATGTATCCGCAGATTCCGAATGCATTTTTCAAAGCAACAGATAGCGGAGAGAGTGCTGGAGTTGCCGGAACACCAATAAATCAGCTAAAAGAAAAATGGTGACTAAATGGGACTTATAACAACACTAAAAAGGTGGTTTAATATGATATTCAAAAAACAAGCCGAAGAGGACTTCAACATTCAGGCAGCAGAATTTCCAGAGATGGAATCGCTGATTAACCGGTGCGCGAACATTTACAGAGGTACGCCGGAATGGCTGGATGATAAGAATAATATCAAGACGATCAATTTTGCTAAATCTGTCTGCTCAGAAACAGCTCGGCTCGCAACGCTGGCGATCGGCATTCAGATAGACGGTTCTGCAAGGGCTACGTGGCTACAGGAACAGATCGACAAGGTATATTTTCAAATCCGTCACTGGGTAGAATATGGCTGTGCTTATGGAACAGTATTTATTAAGCCAAATGGTGAAAGCATTGACGTATTTACTCCGGCAGATGTGATGATCGTGGACTATGATAATCAGGAAATTAAGGGAATCATATTCAAGGATTCTTATACTGTTGGACGGAAATACTATACACGGCTTGAATATCATAGATTTGTTGAGACTGCCGTGGATGGCGTGACGACCTATCCGTACTACGTTTCTAATAGAGCCTATGTGTCAAAATCCCCTCAGTCAATCGGCGATAAGATTGACCTTAAACAGACCAAATGGGCTGACCTTATGGCAGATACGCCGCCGATTCTCAAGGCAAATGGAGAGAAGCTGGACGGGCCTCTGTACGGAGTACTGCGGACGCCGCAAGCGAATAACGTGGATATTAATGCACCATTGGGATTGCCGATTTTTGCCGAAGCTATCGAGGAGTTAAAAGACCTCGACATTGCATACAGCCGTAATGCCGGAGAAATATTTAATTCTCAGAAGATTGTTCTGGCAGATGATAGACTGCTGATGCCAAGCGGTACGCCTGTATCAGCCATGTCGCCACAAGGTATGGAGAACAGGCGAAATGAGATGAAATTGCCGCACTTTGTCAAGAATGTATTCGGACAGGACGAGAAAGAGTTTTACCAAGAAATCAATCCGCAACTCAACACGGATACCCGCATAAGTGGCATAAATGCCCTTTTAAGCCAGCTGGGGTATAAGATTGGATTCTCCAATGGGTATTTTGTTTTCAACGAATCTAGCGGCATTCAGACGGCTACGGGAGTGGAAGCAGAACAACAGAGGACAGTGCAGTTTATCAAGGATGTTCGAGACAAGCTGGAATCCTGTCTGGACGAAGTTATTTATGCGCTGAACGTTTACGCTGACCTGTACGGACTTACACCTGTCGGAGCTTATGAAGTCAATTATGATTTTGGAGATATTCTCTATGTCAGAGAAAATGACCGTGCAAGATGGTGGCAGTATGTGATCACTGGCAAAGTTCCGGCATGGCTGTATTTCGTGAAATTTGAAGGAATGACCGAGGAAGAAGCGAAAGCAATGGTCAAAGAAGCTCAACCAGACGAGCCAACACTATTCGGAGAGGAGTAAGAAGATGGCAGATAAACCAGTAACAAGGGAAGAAAAATATCTTGCGTACTTGACAGGTGATTACACAGGTGAAATTCCAAAACCAATCACACGAAAAGAGAAATATTTATACGAATTGTGCCTAAAAGGAATAGGTGGCGAGATTTCTCCGGAAGAAATCAAAGCCGCAGTAAATGAGTACCTTGAAAAGAATCCAGTCAAACCCGGAGCCACGACAGAACAGGTACAACAGATTGAGCAGAACAAGACGGAGATTGCTTCGCTAAAGGAAGATATAGGTTATGTAACAGAAACAATATATGGTGACAATTTTTTAAAAACACTTGAGACTGTCAAAACCGAATTATACCATGCAAAGCATACTTGGTTCATTCCACTTAATTTATATAGCCAAGGTGACACAATGTTGTTTTATTTCCCGACACTATCAGATGGCTCGTATCAAACATATTTATGTGACGAAAGCAAGGTTGCTGTACAGGGTATTACTGTTACAGTCAAAGATCATTATAGTACAGTTGAATATCCTAAGTTTGGAAAAAAATATGCATATCTCCGTATGTATGCGGAAAAAACGACGGATGTATGTTATATAAAAAAAATGAGTTTAACAATATTAAGTGTTATTGATGGGTTTACACAAAAAAATATACATTCATTGCTTGTTGACAATACCGGGAATACAGACGTGTCTAGGGATGTGCAAATGCTTATAAATAAATTGGAAGCGGACGATGTTGAGATTTATTTCCCAAAAGGAAAGTATCTCTTTTCTAATACTATCAATCATAAAAAAGGAAATGTGACTTTTAGATGTGCAGATGGTGTAGAAATGATTATTAATTCCAGTCCGGTTTATACAACATTTAACATATCTGGGGCGGATATTCCACCTTATTCTTTAGGTACATTTAAAATAATCGGCGGCCATTGGACAACTACAAGACCTTTTGATGTTTCTGGAGACAGTATAAGCACAGGTTTTCAATTAACAAAAATGGGTGGCGCGACTATTATAAATGCCACTTTCGAAGAATTAATGCAGAGTAATCACCTATTTGATATATCAGGAACAAAAAATATATTGATACAAGGATGCACATTCAGAGGTACATTTTTTAATCCATCACAAAAACCGAATAAGTACGGAAATTTTGAAATGATACAAATTGACCTAGCAAGCGGAATTAATCTATCTATTTGTACCGAAAACGGGCATAACGAGTGTACAAAAAATGTTGCTATAAAAGATTGCGTGTTTGAGCCAAGTGGCAAAGATAATTGTTACTTATACAGACCAGTAGGAATACATTTTGGTGGAACTTTGACTAATAATGTGGTTGACTGGTACGATAATATAAAAATCGAAAACAACATTTTCCACAATGTTTTAGGACGGGCGATAGAAGTTTCTTGTGCAAGAAATGTATCAGTAAAGGGGAATATTTTCAAACAAGAGACGGAAATAATTGATGGAATAATAAAATGTGGAAGTGTAAGATGGGGTAATACTGCTACCTGGGCAACGTTTAACGGTATTTCTGATAAACAACGATATAATTGTATGAATATCAGTATTCTCGACAATATGCTTAGTTGTAGTGTAGATTCTGATGAAATGTTTATAGATGCGTTCCCAGTATTAGATACATCTAGTATGTATGTTAATTCGTCTGGTAGCCCTTTAACAAAAATGGCAAAGAATGTAACTATCAAAGGCAATACTGGTGATTTGAATATAAGAGCCAATAATATCCATATGTTGAACATCAATAATAATGATGTTCCAAATGTGTATGTTGACAACAACAGTTAATTAACTAAAGAGGGCTTTAGTTAACCAGAAAAAAACTAAAACATGTACCACGACTTTTGACGAAAGAGGTGATATACTATGCTTAGTCCTGAATATTTACGCCGGATAACAGAGGGCAGTGAACAAATTGCAGAAGAACTGCATCAGTATATCATCTCTGAGATCGTGTCAAGAATGATGGCAAGAATCGGCAGGGGTGAGGACTATATCCTAACTAATGCTGATGCGTGGAGAATCAGAACGCTACAGGAATCCGGCGAACTACTAGAGGACATTCTAGCGGAATTATCCAGATATACCAAACGCGAACAGCAGGAACTCCTTGAAGCGTTTGAAGATGCCGGAATCACTGCAATGAACTATGATGACAAGGTGTACAAGGCGGCAGGATTAAGTCCTGTACCGCTCGAACAGTCTCCGGCTATGATAAGGCTCATGGAACGGAATATGCTTGCGACTATGGGCGAATGGAAGAACTTTACAAGAACAACCGCAAGTGCCGCTCAGAGACTCTATATTGAGCAATGCGACCTTGCATATAACCATGTGATGACAGGGGCGGTCGGGTATACGCAAGCCATCAAAGAGGCAGTTAATAACGTTGTGAGCGATGGTATTACCGTCACATATCCATCTGGCAGAAAAGACACAATCGAAACCGCAGTTGCACGTTCTGTCAGAACTGGTGTGGCTCAGGCTACGGGAGATATATCTCTCAAACGCATGGAAGAAATGGACTGGGATTTAGTTCTGGTCAGTGCACACATAGGAGCCAGAACAGGTGACGGCGGCGAGAATCCGGGAAATCACTCATGGTGGCAAGGTAAGATATATTCTCGTTCTGGCAAGAGCAAGAAATTTCCACCTTTTTCATTGACTGGATATGGGACAGCAAGTGGACTGTCAGGGGTAAACTGTCGGCATAGTTTCGGAGCCAGTGATGGAGAATTTAATCCTTATGCAGAACTATCAGCACAGGACAAAGCTGACAAAGGCAAACAGTACGAAAAGGAACAACGGCAACGTACTTATGAGCGAAGAATCAGAAAGACAAAGAGAGAAGTTCTCGGAATGCAAGCGGCAGTTAATAACTGCAAGGACGAACAGGCGAAATTCGCACTCCAACAAGACCTTGACCGGAAGTCTTATCTTTTGCAGAAACAAAATGCTGCATACAAAGATTACTGTAAGCAGAACGGCTTAAGGGAATTGCAAGACCGACTCATGATAGCGAAGTGGAACCGCCAGAACGCCGCAAAAGCCAGAGGAGCGGCAAAACGATATAAGACAGCAAAGGGGATTGACTGATGGACAGATGGGAATATTATAATCCGAATCCTGCCGGGAATCGAGTCGGAGATTGTGCTGTCCGGGCAATATGCAAAGCAACCGGGTTTGACTGGGAAACAGTATTTGCCGGATTAATGATACAGGCGTGTGCTCTGTCAGATATGCCAAGTGCAAATTATGTCTGGGGCGCGTACCTTTATAAGCATGGATACAGGCGCAAACTGATAGAACAGTCAGAGCGATATATCTATACAGTCAATGACTTTTGTACAGACCATCCGACAGGTACATATATTCTCTGCATAGATGGCCATGTAGTGACAGTACAAGAGGGAAAATATTTTGATACATGGAATAGCGGTAATGAGATCCCAGTATATTACTGGGAAAAGGAGAATAAATGAGCATATCAGAATTTGTACAGATTTTCCTCTCTATTTGCGGAGGGGTGTCTATTGTCGGAGGGGCGGCAGCCGTAATCTTTAAATGGATTACACCGGCATTCCGACTTAATAAGCGAGTAGAGACACTGGAAGAGCATGATAGACGAGATTATGAAAGCCTTCAGAGAATTGCAGAACGTGATTCATTGATTTTGGAAGTGCTATCAACCATGTTGGATAGTCAGATCAGTGGGAATAATGTAGAAGAATTAAAAAAAACAAAACAGAAGCTTACAAATTATCTTGCACAGAATCAGCGTTAGCATTAGTAAGGGGTATGCTCATGAAATTATATGTGTTCACTAAGAAAGATATAGATAGATTCTTGATAGAGTGCAATTTTACACCGGATGAAGAAAAACTATTCCGATTGAGATGCAAGGAATATACGCTCGAATATTGTGCTGAACAGATGAATGTGAGTATATCTACGGCGAAGCGATTAAGCCGGAGGGTGAATAATAAAATAATTAAAGTATGCTGATACTTTTTGGACACTAATTAGAGCCAGAAACGAACTGTTTCCGGTTCTTTTTTTATGCAAAAATATAATCAGAAAGGTGGTGCATAAGATGGCATTATATAACAATCCTTATCAATATAGCTTTGGCATTCCGGGGCAAATGAATCAGTTCCAGCAACAGCCTGTCCAGATGCCAACTCAACAAGTACAACAACCCCAGCAGAATAATAATGGTATTTTATGGGTATCTGGCGAAGTCGGAGCAAAATCCTATCTGGTAGCACCCGGAACAAGCGTTTTACTGATGGACAGTGAAAGTGAAAAGTTCTACATAAAATCCACTGACGTTTCCGGTATGCCACAGCCGTTACGGATATTTGAGTACCACGAGGTAGGCACTCAGATGCCACCTAAACAGCCTGTTCAGAACATGGATAGTAAATATGTCACCAGACAGGAATATGACGATTTAAAGGGTAAATACGAAGCTATCATAAACCGATTAAATTCTTTTTCTGAACCTGTTAGGGCTAATACCGTGCAGGAATCAGCAGTCAAGGGAGGAAACGCAGATGAGTAATCCATTATTTAACACCCTCGGTGGTGGGATGCTGCAGGGAAACGGGCCAATGCAGATGATACAGCAGTTTATGCAGTTTAAGCAGAATTTCAAGGGAGACCCGAAGGAAGAAGTCCAGAAGATGTTACAGTCTGGGAAGATTTCTCAGCAACAGCTTAATCAAGTTCAGCAGATGGCGGGACAGTTTCAACACATGCTGAAAGGAATGAAATAGTACATTACAATCTGGCCAGATTGATGTAAATACACAATAAAGGAGATTATAACTATGGATGGAAATTATAGCTTAGCAGATATTGCCGCCGCTACTGGAAACGGTAGAAATAATGACGGCATGTTTGGCGGAGATGGTAGCTGGTGGATTATTGTTTTATTCATTTTTGCTTTCTTCGGATGGGGAAACAACGGCTGGGGCAATAATGGCAATGGCGGCGGATATGCAGCCACAGCAGCTACTCAGGCAGACATTCAGAGAGGATTCGACAATTCAGCGGTAATCAGCAAACTTGATGGAATCAACAGTGGCCTGTGCGATGGCTTTTATGCCATGAATAATGGTATGCTTACCGGATTCAATGGAATCAACACAAACATCATGCAGACCGGCTTCGGAATCCAGCAGGCTATTAATGCCGATACTGTGGCTAATATGCAGAATACTAATGCTTTACAGGCACAGCTTGCGAACTGTTGCTGCGAAACCAGAGAAGCAATTCAGGGCGTAAACTACAATATGGCACAGAATACCTGCGCATTACAGAACACAATGAACAGCAATACAAGAGACATTATTGACAGTCAGAACGCTGGAACAAGAGCCATTCTTGACTATCTTTGCAATGAAAAGATTTCTAGTCTGCAGGCTGAGAATAATGATCTCAGACGTGCTGCATCTCAGGATCGCCAGAGCGCACTTCTCACAACTGCAATGGCTTCTCAGACACAGCAGCTCATTAATGCAATCAATCCAGCACCGATTCCGGCATATCAGGTTCCTAACCCGAACACATATTACGGATGTGGATGCGGATGCAACACCGGATGCAATTGCTGATAACTTCATATCGAGAGTATCTTTCGATTGATTCGAATGTCGGCTTATGCCGTATTACACAGAGGGGCAGGCTGAGACCTGTCCTTTTGTGATATGAAAGGGGTAAAAATTATGGCAGAATTTACAAGTGTAGCTGCTCAGACTGTAGCAGCAAATGGAAACGTAGTATTTTCAAATACAGCAGTTAAGGGTTCTAACTGCATTCAGCACAGAGAGGGAAGCGGAATCATCACTCTAAGAGGACTGACTAACCAGTGTAAAGCGAGATTCTTCGTGGATTTTTCTGGTAATATCGCAATTCCAACAGGCGGTACTGTCGGAGCTATTTCTCTGGCAATTGCAATCTCTGGTGAGCCGGTTCTTTCTTCCCAGATGATTTCCACACCGGCAGCAGTAAATCAGTACAATAATGTGTCCTCTGGCATCTATATTGATGTGCCTCGCGGATGCTGCGTTAATATCGCGGTAGAAAACACAAGCGATCAGGCTATTTCTGTTGCGAACGCGAACATTGTTGTGACTAGAGAAGCGTAGGAGGTGTAATTATGAGAGACGTTAAAGACTTATGTGCAAGAATCGAAGATGAACTTTCCAAAATCGCTGACAATGGACTGACTACCGGAAATCTGGAAATGACATACAAACTGATTGACATGTACAAAGACATAAAGAACACGCAATACTGGGATAAGAAAGCGGAGTATTACAACGCTGTTCTTGATGAGATGCGCGGTGGATATAATGACGATTACAGCGAACGTGGAAGAAAGCGCGACAGCATGGGGAGATACAGCACAAACGGCGGCAGAATGATGCCGGATTACGACCGTGGCAGTTCTTATGCCAGACGCGGCGAGCATTATGTCAGAGGGCATTACAGCCGCTCTGACGGACGAGATGCTTATGACGACTATATGACACAGAAGCAGAGCTATCGTTCTGGCAAATCTGAAGACTGCAAAAGGAAGATGCTCGCTGCTCTGGAAGAACATCTTGACGAACTCACAACAGAAATGAGCGATATGTCCAAGGATGCAGAATGCCGGGAGGAACGTGATCTCGTCAAGAGATATGTGGAAAAGCTCCGTGATATGCTCTAAAAACAAAAAAAGTGGTAGAGAGGTGATTGAAAGAAATCTGTTATAATGTAATTGTGCAGCAGGAAGTACAAGTAAAACGGTTGTTTTTGACATTTTCGTTTTAATCCTCCTTTCTTTAATTTAGTAGCTGGTACGCACGCTTTAACGGAAAGTTGAACAGGTTCGAATCCTGTCGTGCGTATTTGCCATCTGGCACGCAAGATGGCTCACCTCCTTGATTAAGGTTTTTGTTATTCATACTTTTCTTTTAAAAAAAGAAATAAATATCCGAAACAACTCGTGGCAGGCATGACACGTTAAACACCTTGCTAACCCGGGAATCCGGGTTATGTGGAATGTACGCTAGTGGAAAACTGACAGAGTCGCACTCTGGTCTCCGGTTCGATTCCGGGCGCTCCGCTTTAATCCGCTTAGAGTTAAGCTGTTTGTATACAGGTGGTCTATGTCTCAGGTGGATTTACGCTATAGCGAAAGAAGTGAAATTCACCCCAGTTTCTTTTTAGAGGGTTGGCCGTTATAGGCGGCATGGAATGTAGCTCAGTGGTAGATCGCACTGTAAATGTGAGGTCGCAGGTTCGATTCCTGCCTTTCCGATTACCTTGCCAGTGGTCTAACTGGCTTAATCCATTTACCTGCGGCGGCAGGTCAATAAACACGACCAGGAGGATGTTATGCAGAAACTTATTGACACTTTAAAATCATTTGGAATTGAAATCCCGGAGGATAAACAGGCAGATGTAAAGAAAGCACTCTCTGAGAATTACAAGAATGCAAAGGAAGTTGCAAAAACTCTGTCAAAAGTCGGGGGAGAACGTGATGACTGGAAAGTACGTGCTGAGACAGCAGAAGAAACCTTAAAAAGTTTTGACGGTATCGACCCGGCAAATATTAAAAGCGAGTTAGAGACTTGGAAACAGAAAGCGGCAGATGCAGAGAAAGAATTCAATGCAAAAATCTACGACCGTGATTTCTCGGATGCTCTGAAAGCGGCACTCGATGACGTTAAGTTTTCCAGCGAAGCGGCAAAGAAGTCTGTTATGGTGGACATCAAAGAAGCCGGATTAAAACTGAAAGACGGTAAAATTCTCGGATTAAATGACCTGATCGAACAGATGAAGCAGTCTGACGCATCCGCTTTTGTAGATGAATCTCAGCAGCAGGCTCAGCAGAATCAGGCAAGATTTACAACTCATGTTGGACAGCAGCAGACACCGGGAAGCATGACCAAGAAAGATATCGAAGCGATCAAAGACCCGTCCGAGAGACAGGCTGCAATCGCTCAGAATATCCAGTTATTCCAGTGATTTTTACACCGACTATACGCCAGAGTATAGCCGCTAACCCAATACCTTAATAATTATG